GCAGAAGAAGATGCCGCTAAATTTGCAGAAAAATATACTTATGAGCCAAGAGGAAAAATAGCGCAAAAAGTATTGCCTAAATTGGGAGAGCTGTCAGAAGAATATGGAATAAATAAAGTTACAGAAGCTTCTGTAGGATTAGTTCCTGAATTAGCAACATTAAGTCAATTATCTGCTCCAGTTAGAACTCAATTAGGTGCTAAAGTTGGTAATCTTTCAGAACAATTTGCTAAACGTAAAGCAGCTGAAACAGCAGGTGACGTTAATAAATCTGCTGATATATTGCATGACGTTAGACTTAAAACAGCTTCAGAACTTCCTGTGCCTATAAAATTAACAGAAGGTCAAGTAACTCAAAATCCTATTCTTATATCTCGTGAACGTAATGAACGTGGTATGAAAGAAAGACTTGCAGAACGTTTTAATGAACAAAATAAAGCTATGCAAGAAAACGTTATTATTATTAAACAAAACTCAGCTCCAAATGTATTAACAAATGATTATGTTGCTGACGCAGATAATGTAATAGATATAGTTAAAACCATTAAAGAGTCTAACAAAACAAAAACTCAAAAAGCTTATAAAGATTTAGAAGATGCAGCTGGCGGTAAGTTTCCTATTGATGGCGTAAAATTTGGTAAAAATGCTATTGAAAAACTTGTAGAGGATGATAAATTAGATTATTTGCCTGTTACTATTAAAAATAAATTAGATGCTTATGCTTCAGGTTCAAAAGAAATGAATTTTAATTTATTTGAAAACTTACGTTCTGAATTAGCGGCAGAAATGCGTAAGGCAGATAGAGCTGGTGACGGCAATATGAAGCGTGTTTTAAGTTTAGTAAGAGATGAATTAGAAAACTTACCTATGCAACAAGGTGACGCTGCATTAAAAGCATTAGCAGACAAAGCTAGAAAAACTGCTAAAGCAGACTTTGATCTTGAAAAATCAAATCCGTTGTATAGCAAAATATTAAATGAATCTGCTGATAGCAAAGATTTAATTCAAACTTTTATTATTAGATCAAAAAACGCTGATTTTGCAAAAACAATTGAATTGTTAAAAAATGATCCTGTTGCATTAGAACATTTGCGCTCAGGCACAATGGACTATATTATAAGAGAATCTACAGACGCAAGCGGTAACTTCAGCACAGGTAAATTTCAAAAGTTAATTGAAAACCTTAATGTAAACAAAAAATTAGATGGGTTGTTTGGTGAAAATTCTAAACAATTAAAAGATTTAGCTGAAATTGCAAAAATTGTAGAAGCTAGGCCAAAAGGTTCTTTTGTAAATGAATCTAATACAGCTACAGCTATAGGATCAGCTATAAAAGAATATGGTGGTGATGTAATTAAAGATATACCTATTATTAGAAATATTGTTAATCCAGCTTCAAGAATTTTACGAGAAAGAAAAATGGCTAAAGAAGTTAATAAATCTTTAAACCCGCAACCAAAAACAAAACTATCAGATATAGGAAAATAAAATGGCAGTCAATCTATCACCCATAGGCAACGGAGTAAGTTTTTTAGGTTTAACAGGCCTACCATTATCAGGTGGCAAGTTATATAGCTACCAAGCTGGCTCATCTACACCGTTAGCTACATACACAACTGTTAGTGGATTAATAGCCAACGCTAATCCAATTATATTGGGAACTGATGGTAGAACACCTAATGAAGTTTGGCTTACCTACGGTTATAACTATAAATTTATTTTACAAGATTCAGCTGGCGGAACAATTGCAACCTACGATGACATCTACGGTATTTTAGGAACTATTCCTGCTGCTTCATCTACATTACCTACAGGCATGATTCTTTTATGGTCAGGATCGATTGGTTCTATTCCTGCTGGTTATTTATTATGTGACGGAACAAATTCAACACCTGACCTTCGCAATCGTTTTATTATTGGTGCTGGTTCTACTTATTCAGTTAATCAAACAGGTGGTAGCGCAGATGCAATTGTGGTATCTCATACCCATACAGCAACTTCTACATCAACAGTTACTGATCCTGGTCACTTCCATACAGTTCCTTATGCTGCTGGTGATGCTATTGGTGGTGGTGGCGCTCAACCAGCTTATCGTGGAAGCGGAACAAGCAATACATCTTCAATAACAACAGGCATAACAGTTGCAACAGCAACAACAAACGCTTCAGCAGGCACAAGCGGAACAGGTGCTAACCTTCCTCCGTATTATGCTCTTTGCTACATTATGAAGAGTTAATTATGGTTAAACATTCACTTACAGAAGTTGATAGCCGTTTAAGCGTTCACGAAGAAGTATGCGCTTTAAGATATGAAGAAATTGGCGCAAGACTAAAGCGTTTAGAAAGTATCTTGATGGCAAGTGCTGGCGCTATCATTTTATTATTATTAAGCATAGTTTTAAAATAACGTGGATCCGATTACATTACTTGCTACGTTAGGCCCACTTGCTGTTGATTTAGGTAAGTCTTTAATTAATAAATTTATAGCACCCGATGTATTTAAGCCAGCAACAATAGAACAATACACTCAAATGAAACAACTTGATTTAGAGTTTTTTAAAACTATGAATGAAGTTGGAAGTGGCAATCCATCTTACCCATGGGTAGAAGCTACTGTAAGGCTCATGAGGCCAATTATAGGCGTGCTTGTTTTAGCTACATGGACTTATACAGTTGTGTCAGGAAATATGTCAGAAGAAGTTAATAACTTTGCATCCGCAGTTGGCTTTTATTTGTTTGGTGAGCGTTCACTATTTTACGTTAAAAAGAAATGAAATTAACGCAACACTTTACATTAGAGGAACTCTATGCCTCTGAATATGCTGATCGCAATAACATAGACAATATGCCTAAAGATGCAACCATTTTAAATAATATAAAATGGTTAGCAGATAACTTGCAAAGGATTAGAAATGTTCTCAATTATCCTATTCATGTTAATAGCGCTTATCGTAGCTTACTCGTTAATGCAGGTATCGGAAGTAAGCCTACTTCTAGTCATGTTAAAGGATTGGCTGCGGACATTATATGTCCTGGCTTCGGTAGCCCTCGTGCTGTGGTGGATGCTATTATTTCTAGTGATATTCAGTATGACCAAATTATTTTGGAGTATGATAGATGGTGTCATATCGGCTTTACACCGAAAGGCGAGAAACAAAGATTACAAAAATTAATTATTGATAAATCAGGAACTAGAAATTATGGCAACTAATATGAAATTAAAAGAAGAAAAACCTTCTATCAGACATGAAAAAAAAGAATACGTTGTTGAGCGTCAAATTAAAGAGCTAAAACAAGAATTGAAAGCTCACATTAAAGCGCCAATGTCTAAAGCACATCCTAAAAAGTAGTGGATGACTTTGCTTTTGTATGTGTGGCGTTTGTCACTACTATGTGCTTACTTTGTATTCTTAGCATACCTTTACGCTTTATTTTAGAATACGTTATTTGCTATTGGTAAATAAAAAAAGGGGCATTTTAAGCCCCTTAATTTAATAACAATCTGTAACAATAACCATTACTTATTCATTACATACATTGTAACTTCAAATCCAAATCTCATTTCAGTAGCTGCTGGAGTAGTCCACATAATTAATCCTTTATCTGTAACAAGCAAAATTACTTGTTATGCAAATTATGGCTTTTTTGCAATACAAAGCCATCAAGAAAATCATTATTTCTTATTAAGTCGTTCAGATACTAAAGTAGCATAGCCAGCAATATCATCCCAATGGTCTTTGTAATTAGGGTTGCCATATAAAATTCTGCTTAACTTAACTAAAATCATGTGGATTGCTTCTTTTTGATCCGCTTCTAAATCATTCCAAGCATTTTTGCTAATAATATCTTGAACTTTCTCAATAAAGCGTGATTTAGCCATAAAATCACCATGAGTTTCTTCACGTTCTACTAATATAGGGCTGTTTCGCATTTTAAAGCCTCTTGGGGTCGAAACCGTAAATTGTGGATATTTGGTCAGCCAACTTATAAAAAGCCTTGCCATGCGCATCCCAATGCTTATAACCTTTGTTATAAAGCGCAAGGTGACACATTTCATGCAATAAAGTTTCAGAAATCGTAGAGTAATGTAAACAACGGCCTTTTGAGATTTCAATAGTTAGATGAGGGTCGCAGTTAAAATAACCGTAGGCCGTTATGTCATTAATAATTTTAAACTTTATTTTTCTAGCGGTGGGTAATTCATAACGATCAAAAGGTGGCATAAGTCTAAACGCTGAATAAAGAGCTGCAATATATTTAGCGCTTAATAATGTCATTTTTAACCTTTCCAGCTTACCCATTCTGATTTGTCCGAATTTTCAAACGATACATCCACATTGACAGGCATTGAAAAAGTAATGCCATGATAAGGATGCGTTATCCATAAAGCTTGCCTTGGTGGTTCAAATCCAAAGTTATTGCTATAGGCATATTCACAATACCCTTTTAGTGATCCGTTTACAATAAGTCTTTCTAATTGTATTAATTGGTGAAAGTGACCGATTATCATAGTATCGTATTCCATATCAATTTGGGCGTTTCTAGACCTTTTTTTATGGTCACCACGAATAATAGGCCCTAAAGCACCAATCACTCCGTCACCGCCTCTAAACTGATCGCCATGGGTTAATAGATATTTATGGTTGTAAATAGCATATAAAGCGTCAGGGCCGTCAGGAATATGAAAAGATACTCGGCTATCTGTTTCAAAGTGTTTAGCTAAAAATTGGTAGGTTAGCCAATCAAAAGAAGTAAAGTTACGGCCTTTGTTTCTAATCTTATGGGTATTACGGCCATGATTACCGCCTACGCATGGCACAAATACTTTGCCAAAATGATCTGCCAACGTAGATATGCACCAAATCAACACACCGAACAAGTCTATGACTACAGGCATAATCTCTGCGTCATTAGTGGCCATTAACTCTTCATGGATGTCACCCGACACCATGTCACCGCCTAAAGCTAATACGATGCCTGGATATTTAGGATTGACCATGTGATTATTTAAAAGGTCAATTGCTACTTCAATCATTTTTTTAGCTCGTTTGTGAGCTATTTTCATATTATATGAATTGACATTATTAACTTGGTTAGGATCAACGTTCTCACCCCAATGCCAATCCGATGCAAATAATGTAGGAACGCCTGGCGCTGATTTGCTTGCGCTAGGTTTAGATAGCCAGCTAGGTGGTGAAGGTTTCTTTTCCGTCATTTTGAGAATTTTAGTTTTAACATAATTCTCATTTAATACATCACGATTGAATGAAGCTATTTGCGCTTCAAGGGTTCGTATCTTATCTTTGAGGGCTACTTCAGGTGGGATATTGGTGAGCTGTGGTTTAGCGTTTTCTACATCAGATTCCATGCCAGCTAATTTGGCTGCTCTTATTCTGCCTTGAAAACAAGCTCTTTTAAGGCCTAACATTTCTGCTGCTTTTGACTCACTTCCGTTGCATTTTTTAAAAGCTTCAACCGCCTCCAACAACTGTTCTTTTGTCAATGACATATATGAGTCCCAAATAGTAATTCAAGTGTAAAAAAAACGCCGATAAATAAACCAGCGCATCCGCCAATCATTAAAACTTTGACTACTATATCAAATAATTTCATTTATGTTTAACTTCAATGAATTGCACGTCTTTAAGCAAGTTATTATTGCCGTCAAATATTAACTTAATATTACAGTTTCTTTTTCTTTCTTTAGTGTTAGCAGATATAAAACTTGCATATCCTTTTTTGCCACGATAGACATAATAATCCAATATAACGTCAGGCTTTGGTTGTTGTAGTTTTTTTGAATCCAATACGGATTGAACATCAAATCCATTTAGCTGTTTGGCAAATAACTCAATATTGAGCATATTTTGTTTCCTCCTGTTTATAAAAAATCATGCGTGACCATTTAACAGTCTTTTTAAGTTTGAACCATGATTGAGGTTTGGTGATTGAATCATCGTGAAAGTTAGTTGCGCCATAAGAATAATCAGGCTCTAACTTATGCATAATGCGATATGCAAGATCAAGAAAGTAAGGTTTAATTTCTTTACGTTCAGGTGGTTTTACTTTTCCATACCAAGTAAATTGATAAGGTTTTTTCATTTCAATACACACCTGTTTTGGATCAAAGTCGGCTCTTCTCATTAATACATAGCCAACTCCTATTTGTGCTTCTTTGCGTTCTAGACTGCTTTCCATGTAAATGGTTTGCGCTAGACATAGCAAGGCTTGGTCGATCATAAATGACCCCCCTGTGTTATTGCCAATAGGTATTATAACATTTTTCAATTAAACTCTGTTTTCCATAAGTTTAGTTTCATGTGCGACCTCTTCGAGAAAGGTCTGAATCTCTTTTTCCATTTCATCGATAAAGGATGCGTCACGTTGTAACCTAGCTATAAAATATTGACTACCTTCAGGCATACGACTGTCAAAAGAAAAGAAATCGCACCATTCAGCACCTGTGCAAGCCATTTGAGCCATCATTTGAATTTTATATTTAGTTGGTGGTTCACCTGCTTTAATATAAGCCCAATGCGTAGCGCTGTTAGGATTTTTGATTTCCAACAAGTTATATGTGCCGTCATTGTTTCTAATAATGCCGTCAGGTGAGCAGCCAAACCATTCAATTGTTTTATGCTTTACAAAAGGAAGTTCCTCAACAAAAGTTTTAGTAATTTGCTGATATTTTTCTCGTGCTTTAGGTTCTTCCTCAGTTCCACGAATCATTGCGTCATTTTTAAATGTTTCTTCAATAACGCCTGTGACTCTTTGAATAGCCAACTCGATTAAATAATTTTGCCGACTAGCGCTTGGGCCTGTTTTGGTTTTAGCCATAATATCTGCAACTTTTGACGCTGTTACAAATCCTCGCCTAAGCTCCAGCCATTCCTTACTACCCTGAATAATGTCACTCATTGTCAGAACCCTCCAGCTTATATTCAGCTACTACGCAAACTTCTTTAAATCTATTTTTAACTTTTTTATTGGTGGTTGTTATTTCATAACCTTTTTTGCGTAAGTTAAAAACAGTATCGGCTAATCTATAAATGCCTAATTGAGTCCATGCTTTTAATGGATCAATCTTGCCATGTTTTTCTAAATACTCTGTTAAGCGTTCTTGCTGATTCATACTATGCCTCCAATTCATTTTTACGATCAGTTAAATAAGTCTTTAATTTTCCTAAAGACACCTTGTCAAACTTTGTTGAAGCTTCTTTGTAGATACCCATTAATTCATCAACGGAATCTGCTTTGTTGATTTCTTTAATAACGTTTTCAATGTCATCTTGGCCAATAGGTTCAATTTGAGGTAAATCCTCGCCAGCGTAGATATAAAGACCTATGCCATGTAAAGCAATTGCTTTTGCCAAACATCGCTGCATGGCTGTATTAACTGCCATAGCGTCAGGATTTAATACCGCTTTATTCTTGTAATCTAATACAGGAAGTTGAGCTGTCATGGTTTTGCTAAAAGCTGTGACGGAACAAAATACCATTAACGTATCGCCAAACTGTTTAGGTTCTTTATATTCCCAAGTGGCCGTTGGATCGTTGCTTAATAATTGATCTACCGCCCAAGCC